GCGCAAAGTTTAAAGAGTTATTACTGGTTGCTATTGCCGATGTGCATTTTGGGAATCACCTGTGCTCAGTGAGTCATTTTCAGAGGACGATAGCCTATGTGCGAAGCAAGCCTAATATCTATTGCATACTTAATGGAGACTTGTGCGAGTCTGCTATCAGGGCATCACTTGGTGATATATATAAACAAGTTGGCAGCTCACAGGAGCAGAGGGACTGGATGATAAGCCAGCTTATTCCTATAAAAGATAGAATCCTGGGCGTAACAACAGGCAACCATGAGAACCGCATCTACAAAGATACAGGCATAGACATCTCCCTTGACATTGCCAGGGCGGTAAACGCACCTTATCGCCCAGAAGGAATGCTGCTCAAAATATCCTTTGGAGATAATAACAATCGTACGGTAGATAAACCATACGTTTACTGGGTGTACTTCACTCATGGCTATGGAGGTGCACGAACCAAGTCAGCTAAGGCAGTTAAGGTAGAGAGGATAGGCTCATGGATAGATGCAGATGTCTACATTATGGCGCATGACCATGTAGTAAACGTAGCGCCGGATGTGTACCTCAAACCTGATAACAGAACTATGGTTGATAAAGATACAGGGTTTACTACAGGGAAAGTTGTGGCCTCAAGGAAGATGCTGGTTAAGAGTAATGCCTATCTTAAATTTGGTGGGTATGGTGAGATGGGTGGGTTCCCACCAGTTGACTTGGTAGTTCCTGTGATAAAATTCGCTGGCACAGGGAAGCCTCATGTGAGTGTGGAAGTGTGATACACTGGGAGTTTATATGGGTAGACTTACTTGTATGTATACCAACCTGTGTGGTTTGTTGTTATCTCATTGAGAGATGGCTTGGAGGTAAGAAATGACAAAGCGAGAAGGGATGATAGCGCTAAGAATGGGAAAACAGTTAATATCACTTAGGCTAAGAGTTGGCAAGGCATACCGTATTGGAGTTGTCAGTTCGGGTGGAATCACCACTGTTTATATTAATGATAGAAAGCCAAAGGTGTTAGCTAATGACTAAGCAACAGGAGATAAGGGAAGGGCTATTCACCATCTGCCTGCATAGTGATCTAAGGGATTGTTGTGGTGGCCATGTGGGATGGATAGATGGTTTTATGGATGAAATCCTCAACTATCTTCATTCTCAAGGGGTGGTGATTTATGTCGGGCACCCCTGCCGAAGTTACGATGATGAGATTTTGGAGCCATTGATAGATGAAGATAAAAGTTAATTACGAAGACCAACCTATTCATTTAACAGGTGGTGAGTATGCTACCTGTGATGTAAATATCTACATTGATGAAAGACTAAACGAGATTGACCAAACAGAATTAGTTATTCATGCGGTTCTTGAGAACCTGATGCCTCTTCTTCCCCATGACATGCTGGACCGCGTGGTGGATACCACAATGGATGGACTGGGTCAATTGACCTTTTGGTCAGTATTCGCAGATAGCAACGGATAGTCTCTATGTCCACTTTGTATGTATGAAATTAGATAAATGGAGGTATCATGTGCTTTAAAATTGTCAAGAAAACAGTAGCCCTACCCCACCCTAAAGAAATACCTGTCTATGGTAGGGATTATGACAAGGATTGGTTGGCTGCTGCCATGACGGAATGGCTTGGTTTATGGGAAGTAATTGACCCTGACTTCTGGATGGATGATGTTTATATACACCAAGATGTTTCCGTATTCTATCCCGCATGGGCATCAGCCGAGTATAAGGAAATAGGTATCAGACCAGAGTGGTGTAACCCTGGAACTATAGCCCATGAAGTGGCACACATAAGTTATGGACTCTTAACCGATAAACAGAAGCAAGCCTTTTCAGATACCTATATTCCCCTCAAGGATAAAGGTTGGATAAAGGAACTCTATAAACAAAATACTTATGGCCTGTCAAATGTTATTGAAGGACACGCGGAGGTCTATCGCTATATCGGCCAATGTATGCCGGAAGTATTAAAGCAGTTTTACCCAAAGTTGTTATAAAAAGAGTGGGCTTTAAGCCCCCTCCCTAGTCTAACTACTATTCAGTTATTCAATGCCCCTAGAATTTGCTTACAGGGGCATTTATGAGTACTTGATGTTCAGCCCAAGTACATATATATCAGTAGTAGTGGCCATCGCATCGAATGTAATACCCACTCCAACAATATCATCTACTGCTATCCCCGTGAAGGAAGCGGTAATATCTAATTCCAGAAGTTGATCGTCGGTACAAGCTTGTGCATCCGCCGTTTGGGTATCTGTATGTGTTTCAGTATCTTGCCCACTTGCCCCAAAATGAACCAGGGTTGTCCAATCAAAATTACCGGTTGCCGTAGGGATTAATGCAATCTTGGCACTTGTGAGTGAGGTGAAGTCGCTCGGTATTCTAAAAGTGCAATAAGCTTTACCTCCAGCGCCTACCGCATTATAGCCTACGTGTGTCCCGTTGTGATCTTGTATAGCACCGCCAAACCCGTCAAAACAAGATACAAAAAACTCTTGCGTTGCACTACCGGCTGCCCATTCAGGAGCGGTCGCTCCGGCGTTAGTCCGTAATCTTTGGCCTGCCGTTCCGATTGCTAGTCTAGTCCTTACCCCGGCTTCGGTATAATAAAGAATATCCCCCGCCGTGGTTCCAAGATTCAAGTCGTCAAAAGCCCAATTGCTTGATACGGGAACAGTTGTAGCTCCATTAACAGGAGTATCGTCGACATCGGCTTCGCTTATAACCGCTTTAACCGCTGTCCCATTATATATTTTAACCTGATGAGTTTGTTCGTCAAAAGCAACTTCACCCTCGGCGTTTAGAACAGTGCCGCATTCAGCAGTTGAAAGTAATGGTAGAAGTAGGCGTTCATCACCGCCGGTATTATCAATAGTTAAACCTGATTCGACAGTCGGGACACCATCCAATCCTTTAAGATAACGGAGGTCGTCCCTGACTGCGGAGTTCATTATGGAGGCGGTGACAATCTCACCGGCCACCCATGTCCTTGGTGCAGTCCAACTCATAATATCACCCCCTCATTCTCTAAGTCTTCTACCGTCTCTGGTTCTTTCCAGTGGCGGTTTTTAATCTTCCGTTTGCCCAAAATCTCTTCTATTTGCTTCCGCTTGTTCGGCATCTTAACCTTTCGGACTTGCCCTTGTACGTCTGAGTTCCTACACAATGAACAGAAGAATAACTTATCTTCAAAGGCAAACTCGGCACTGCCACAATTCGGACAATCTACTATAAACCTGGCATGTTCTATCCTGGCCTCAATGGGTTTGAAATCTAATATGGGTAGGTTGAGTATCCTAGTTCGTTTAAGTTTATACTTGGCCTCGCGACTACCGGCAATGGGTTCTTCAGCGATTTCCGCAAAGTAAGTATCCCCTGTATCTACTGCCCTGTTTTTACCTGCTATATACATTTTAATACCCCAATTTAGTTTGTCCCTCAGTTGTAGTTGAGGCTAGTGCGGAAAAGTCCAAGCACCAGAAGTCCTCATTAATTGTGTCGGACAATCCATAGGTGACAGAATGAAACTTGCCCCCTTGGCTTATGGTATGTGACATATTATCAATGAAATAATCCTCATCCAAGCCGAGGTCGTCATTGTCTATTGTTACCCTGTCAGATACTTCAAGGTCTAATATATAACCCAAAGTGGTAGTGTCCTGATTCATCAGGGATACCGAAAGTTCAGCCCGGGGTTCCTTGTATTTGCCGATAGCATAACCTACAAAGTCCTGTGCGGTGTCAGCGTTTGTCATGTAATCACCGCCGACTGTAAGGGTTCTCTTTTGGTAATTGGTTTGTGAAGTTGAATCCTCCGCCTTACGGGTGACTTGGGTTAAGTTATCATAGTAAGTACCACGGGCCTTTAATAGTGTAATATAAGCCGGTGTACCGGCAGTATTTTCTAGTTCAAGTTTGATGTTCTTGGCAAACTTGGTGGCGGTCAATGTAATATTGGCGGTCATATCTGTACCACCACCGCCTGATTCCGAGTTGGCTGTATAGTCAGTTGTCGAGGCTGGTGTTACCCAGGCATCAACAAACACAGGGTCTTCACTGACTGAGGCCTCACCCCACCAAGTTAATGTTTCACCAGCTGGAATCAACGGGGTTTCGGCCAACCTCCATAACTCAGCTTCTGCCTTTAAATCCCAGGGGGTAACTGTCACCTTGACAATATTAAATACATTCTTAGGATTCATTGAGTAGGTCATGTTTGACATTGTGTTGTCGATGTCGGCTACAGAGGTTTGTGATTCCTCACTTGAGCGGTGATACCTATCTTCAAATACAAAAGCCCCTGCCCCATCTATATAGGAAAAGCCCTGCTCCGAAGCGTCAATTGCTTCTTGAGCAAACCTTGCCTTGACATCATGGCCGTACCAATATGGAACTGTGTCCTGTCCATCATCTAGTCTGGCAAGTTCTATCCAGTTAGCATCTGTTAAAATATAAGCATGTATAGTTCCGGTCTTTGTATCCTTATAAAGAGCCGTTGACATATCATGCCGGGATAAGTAGTCGATGCCGTCTAGTGCCGTGATGATACAATCCTGTTCACTTGTATGTGGGTGGGGTACGATTTCCTCTATATACCCAAAGAATAATTGATAATTCCAGGTGGCATCATAAGCCCTTAATCCTATTGTCCGCTTGGGTAATAGATACCCATAGTATGTTCCGCCTGTATTCGATGGTGTATATTCGGCATCGGCGTTGCTAACTACAACGGAGAACTGCCCAACCTCGGCCGCCCCTAGTTCGCCTGACTTCCCTCTGCCGAACGAAACTTCCTTGGGTATTATCTGCTCGCCTAGATATGTCTGTTCACACGTTAGTTTAACGGTCATATCATCACCGGCCGACTCCCCTGTTATAGCATCGCGTGTTACTAAGATTCCATATAAATCATTAGCATCAGATGCACAGGTAAAAGCGAAGGGTAAGTTGCCGTAGGTCGAGGGGGTGGCTAAGGTTTCCGAATCGCCGCCCAAATCTTCCATTGCCGGGAAGTCTATCTTGCCTATGTAGTTGGCGAGGTCGGCATGTAAAAGAGCTGTATTGGCGGCGTTATCGTTTAGTTGGGAAGTAGGGGTTGCTGTAAATAAATAAAGGGTGAGCCGTGGAATTAAACCCGTTGTTTCACAGATTACCTGGGCTTTGGTTATCTCCCCGCTACACCCATTTGCCTTAACTATACTTGAGAATGTCCATGCAGTACCAGTCCCGGCATTCTCAGACATGACATCGTTGGCAGCATAATCACCGGCAGCGGCCAGAGCCTTAGTTACACTTACTGATACAAGCCCTTTACCTTCAGTGACATATTGATAGAAGTCTGCCCAAACTTCATAAGTAGCATCAGCCATTATAAGCACCGCCAAATCTTAAACGGTCTTGGCGCTGTATTCCCTTTCTAATCATATCAACGAATTTATTCATCTGGTCTTCGCGGTCAAAGAATACTGGTTGTGTGAAGTTGACTGTTATATTGCCCGATTCGCCAGCGGGTGTTATTGTTTCCCCTCCGTGTACCATCGCGAGTTGAGGCGCACCCATAGGGCCAGGGACTATTCCGCCTTCTGCATATCCAGCGACATATTGACCTATTCCTGGGGGTGCTGGGGTAGTTGTTTGTGTTCCTGCAGGTGTTTCCCATGCATCTACATGCTGTGTGGTAATCGTAACAACTCTATCCTGGAGTTGTGCCGTTGCCTCGTTAATGGCCTGGACGTGGAGCTGGGTCTCAGTTAATTGGTTTGTAAAAGAAGTCTCCATAGCAGCCTCAGCTTCATTCAGCCGATTCTGAGTAGCCTCTAACTTGGCGGATTCGGCCTCCTCTACTGCTATACGGGCATCGTCTATCCGTACCAGCTCAACTTCAAGGGCATCATCCAGGGCTAATTTTTCCTGTTCAAGCCGTAGGCTGGTAGCCTCGTATAATTCACCCTCATGTATTCTCTTATTTTCTAATTCCTCTTTAAGAATGTCTCGGTTATAATCTGCCTGCGACCTCACTTCATCCATCTGCGCACGTATAGAATCCTTTTGCGCTGCACGCGCATCAAGTAACCGTTCCCGTTCTAGTTCGGTTTCGTAATCCTTTAATTCTGCAGTAGCGGAAAGTCTATCTTTATCGGTATCGGCAGAATCAATAGCCGCTTGCAAGTCGATTAATTTCTGCTCCTGTGCGGCTTGCTTTATTGCCCTTTCTTCAGCGTCAGTTTGTGCATCTATGGCCTTGAGTTGAGCATTCAAGGCATCTATTTGTATCGAAGTTTGCATGTCGAGGTTGCGAAGTTTAGCGTCATATTCCTTATCAAGTAAAACTAGCTTCTCATCGAGAGCATCTTTGGCATCGTCGAGTTCCTTGTCCTTGAGCCGCTTTAGTTCGTCGTATTCATCACGGGCCATGTCAAGTAATGTCTTTTCGTGTTCCCTTGCCTCACCCTCTAGCACTCCATATTTATCTCTTATTAAATCAATTGCATCATCATATGCTTTTTGAGCATCAGCCTTCTGGTCCTTGTAAGATTGACGTTCAAGTTCCCGCTGTTCTTCTAGCCGAGTTTTAATACCTTCGACTAACTCATCGGCCAGTTTCTCAACATTCTTTTGGAAATCCTTAGCCTTTTGCCCCACTGTCTCGGCGTCAATCATCCCCTCGATTTTTTCTTTGGCCGCCTTGATTTTGGGGCCAAGTCCAGGTAGGAACCCCATTAATTTATCCAGTATTACCAACACCATATGCACACCACTGAGGAAGAATAGTTTTATTTTACTCCATGCTTTCTTAAAGAAGTCAACTACCTTATCCCAATTTTTATATAACGCTATACCGGCAGCAACCAGACCACCAATAAGCATGATAATTAACCCTATTGGGTTAGCAGTCATAGCGGCATTTAATGCCCACTGTGCGATAGCCATAGCCTTAGTAGCTACGATGCCTGCAATCCTGGCTATGGTATGCGCCTTCTCCGCTATTGCGGACTTGATAACCATAACCACATGAGTAGCCATCAATGTATTGTAGGCAGCATATAGTTTCATGAGTTGACCAACGACTATAAGAAGTGGGCCGATAGCGGCTACCATTCCGATGATTACTATTATAGCCCTTTGTATTCCAGGGTTTAGTTCTCTAAACCAACCCACTAAACCACTTATTCCCTCACCGAGTTTCTTTAACATAGGAGCGATAACTCCAGACAAAGCATCGCCCAATTCGATACCAGCGTTCTTAATCATAGTGAAGGTTTGTTTTAATTGGAAGCCTGGTCCTTGTGCCATTTCATTAAAGGCATCGGATGTTGCTCCCGTGCTATTAGTTACTGTGTCTAGCGCTCGTGCATAATCATCTGCACTGGTTGTTACTAGGGGGATCATCCCCGCAAGTGCCCTAATAGAAGGGAAGAGTTCGGCCAGCTCATCGACATTCCCGCCCGTGGCCTCCGCCACTTTTTTCAATACACCAGTAAATCCACCAAATGTTTCAATAGCTTCCGGCCCCGTTTTAACCCCCCACTCTTCATAAAGATCCTTCAGTTTATCTGAGGGTTTAACCAACTGCATGAACGCATTCTTCATCGCCATTGAGGCCATGTCTGTCGAACCCATTGTTCGAGTCAATGTGCCTAGCATAGCCCCGACTTCCTCGATGGGCACCCCCAACGCTGCCGCAGCGGAAGCCGCCTGGGGAAAGGCCGAAGCCATTTGTTCAAAGCTTAAAAGACCGGTGTCAACAATACCAAAGAATATGTCCATCGCCTTGGTGGCACCAGGGACGCCACTCATTTCAAAGATGTTCATGGCCTTAGTAAGAGCGGCCATGGTCGATTCGGTTTGAGCGGCACCGCCAGTCGCCCCCTTCATGGCGACTTCAAGAATATCAAGCGAGTCTGCCCCACGATAACCGGCAGATACGATTTGATAGAAAGCATCAGCTACATCTGTTGCACTCTTTCCTACGGTGTTTGAGATTTCAAGGATGCGTTTCTTATACTCGACGGCCTGCTCAGATGAAGCCCCGAGCATTACGTTGGTTCTTCGGAATGCTTGGTCGAAATCCCCTGCCATCTTAAAGGCAGCAGCCCCGGCAGCAACAATAGGGGCGGTTACTTTCATGGACATTTGTTTGCCAGCACTGGTCATTTTCTGGCCAAGTGCATCCCAATCCCGCCCCATCTTCTTTGTGGATGTGCCAGTTGCCTGTTCGGCTTTAGCCATTTCCCGCTTTAACTGAGCGGCATCGGCTGTTATTTTGACTACAAGTTCTGCTAATGTTTCCGACATTTAATTCCTCAAGTAACTTATAATTGCAACGATTGCAGCTATGATGCCGCCGGTTGCGCCCCCCGTTATGCCCGATGTTTTGCGGCTTCCCCTTTCCAATGACGTGATACGGCGGTCTTGGATAGGACACTTGATAGATGTTTCGTAATTCTGCCTTGCCACAAACTCCAATAGCTCGCGGTCGGGCAATGCCTTTATGCGCTCCTCGAATTCAAGTTCGTTGACAACGCTCTTACCGTTCGGCATGGTTCTCCTAACCGGAGATTGCCATTATCTCGATTATAGTGCCAGAGATTTTATCAATCTCCTTTAATGTGATGAGGTTTCCGACCGCATCAATATCAAGGTCTGGGTTCGTTTCCTTTAAGAGTGCAAAAATTAGTGCTCTCAATGTGGTCATCGGTTCGGTTTCTATCTTAGTGGCAAACCTACCAAACCCGAACCCCATAGTTTTTTCTATGTTGGCTAGAGTAGTCAAGTTGATTGGGGGGATGGTGTACTCATTACCATCAGACAATTTAATAGTCCTGGGTTTTGCAACTGCCAATAAGTTAGTTTGTTTTACCATCATCTACTCCTTAATTCCTTTGAGGGTAACTTAATCCCCCTATCTGCTGCTAGTTTCTCCAGTGAATCCTGTCTTTGGGTTTCTCTTTTCGGCATACCACCTGACAGGAAATCGCCCGCCTTTGATCCACTATGCCCGTGCTTGCGGGGTATCGTATTATAGATAGCCGCTAGTATATTGGCTGTTGTATATTGTTTCCAGTAGTGATCGACGGCTTCCTGGTACTGTAATTCGGTTATTAATTCCTTGAATTGACCAATCTCAAGCTCACCTATTTCGTGGAGGTTAAGTGATGTTTTTCGCAATAGGTAAACTATAGCCTCGGTATTCATTTTTCTACCAGTTGCTTTTCCCCAACTATTTTGAGTGGTGAGTGAATCATGGTATCACGCACGCTTTGAATGGCGGATAATACATTTCCCTCACCCTCCCAATATTTCCTGTTGGCAGTATTGTAAAGGCGGACTACTACTTCATCTATATCATCAAAAGTCCAATAGGACTTTGCGGTTAGTATCCATTTTGAGAACTTGAAGCCCCTTGATTCGCCCTCAAGCGAGTCCGCTAAAAGTAATTCCAGTTCCCAATCCAGAAACCCGCCGACCTGATTCTCGCCGTTATAGAGTCCGCCTAGTGTACCTTCCATGTTATGCCGTAGGTACTGTTAATGTTCCGGTTCCTTGGAAATCATAGGATTCAGTAACGATACCATCAACTGAAGCCGATCCATGAAGCCCGGTGATTATTGCCGTGCCGGAATATTGTTGAGTAGTAGTAGCGCTTTCACGCAAATGCAAGACGTAAGACGTGCCAACTGTCAACGTTGGTGCGCCATCTTTGAATCCCTCAAAACTACCCGACCATCCAGATAGTCCAGCTATGTAAGTCCGCAAACCACT